TATGGCCAAGGTTTATTCCTCATCTTTCTTAGTTTGTGCAGTTGGTTTTGGTGCGTTTGCAATTTGGCCTGTCTTTTTCAAGAAGGCTAAATCTTCTTCGTGTGTGCTCATTTTAACTCCAGCTCGTTAGGATTGATACAGTTATTTCTGATGTTAATAAATCTCCACTAGCTGCATTGGTTATAGCTGGAGCGGAGACACTTGATATGTTGTAAACCAGGGTAGATGCCGCTAGTTTAGTTACTACTGCCACAATAAAATTCTCTATGCCTAATAGGTTGCCTTGATTGTCAAATGCAGGTGTGGTTACTAAAATCTTAAAATTAGCCAGGGGTGCTATGGCAGTCTGGCTGTTATTGCTTGGCACGATGTAGGGGTCTGAGGGTGTGACCACCACGCTATTTGCAAGCAAATTGCTGGGCGGAAAACTGAAAGTTGACCATACGCCATTATTTGTTAATGCTGTTGCTAGTGTGCCACGTAGGGTAGAAATCGCTGCCATTAGCCCACCAGTGATGCTGGACTTGAATACGGCTGGATGAGACCACGCACTCGGTTAATCAGCTGATAACCCATCCGATAGGGGCTGGCACTGATCCCATCCATACCGACCCCACCTGTCTGGCTAACTTGTCTTGCTTGCCAGATGTCTACAGCAACGATCATCGCTGCCTCACGTATTGCTGGGGTTGTCGCATAAGATTGGGTCTTGTGTTCTGGGCCTCTTGCGTTGCCATAAGGTACTACTTTATGAAATACCTGATTAGCTGCAGTCTTGGCGTACTGCACAAATGAATAGCCATTAGGGAAATTAACCTGGCCGTAGTTATACATAAATACTGGGATAAGGCTCGTAGTGCCAGAAGTCGGCGGAATTGTGCCTGTGATTGTGTGCGTGCCGTTAAACGTGGCACCGCAACCACTAACCACTATTGATTGGGTCGCAGCAAATGCGTTTGGATTAGCAAGCATAAGTGTTGCCACGTTATCTTGTAATGCTGTGCCTACTACTGGGGCATCGTTATGCCATAAATATTGGCTAATTAAATCTTCTGCAGTTTGGCAAACTTCTTCTACTGTTGCATCGGTATACAAAGTGCCAATTCCAAGATTCGAGCGTAATTCAGCTGTGGTCACATAGACGGCTGGCATTGTATTCCTCTCTTAAAAACTCCCCCAGGGCTAGGGCTACTAAACCCCAGGGGATTACTCATTGATTAACGGGTCTTATCAGGTCTTCTTGTACTTCAAGATTCCGTTAGGCATCTTGGCGATTGTTGCCATATATCCGTAGATAGCAACCTGTACTTGTAGATTTGATACTACGTTTACGCTCATAAAATTTTGTGCTGAGCGATATACAGTGAAAGCCTCTGGTGCAAGGATAATCGCTGAATCATCATCAAATGTAGTTGCTGTGAAGTTCTTGTCTACATATAGATCAAGTCCTAGCACGTTGCCACGGATAGATGATGGTGTAACTTGTCCAGCTGCGTTCATTGGTTGTAACGCATTAAATACTGGGCGCTTTGTTGTATCTTGCGCACCAATTAACGCACCCCATTGTGCTGGGTTAGCGATGTAATTCTGTGCGAAATAGCCAGTGTTTGTGTAGATAGTACGTGCGCCTTCTGTTGCGAATGCAACAATACCATCAAGGTCTGCAGTTGTATTTGTACCATTAGCACCTGCTTGGATCAAAGCTGCTAATACAGTCTGATCTAGGCGCTTTAAGTATGCGTACTCAAGTTGTTTTGTTAGTTCTGCATAGAAGTTAGGGTCTGAACGCTCTAGTAATTCAACTGAGAGTGTGTTCATACCAGCATACTTAGATACTGTGCCAGTTAGGTACTGAGTTTCCATACCTGTGTTTTGTACTGCGCCAGCTTCTGCTTCTACAGTTACTTCTGGTGCAACACCTGATCCGCCACCAACGCTTGTAACCAATGAAGGTACTGAAATAGACATACCTGATGTTGGCAGTGTGCCTTGTGAGCAAGCATCGATTGCTGGTGTGCCAAAGCGTGTGTTAGTTACAAACTCGCTTAGGTATTGAGTTGGAGAAAATGCTGGGTTTGTTGCAAATGAATCATCTGCTGCAGCTACGTACAGTTTTGAATCATCATTACCTAATGCAGCCTTGATCTTATGCTCTGTATAAGCAGCCATAGATGTAATTGGCGTACGGATAGATGTTTGGATAACTGGTGTTGTAATTACTGGGCGTGCGGCTTCTACTGTAGGAGTAGCAGCCTCTGCCTTTGCTTCTTGTGGCGCTGTTGCTAAATCTTCCACAGGAGCCTCGCTTTCTTTAGTTTCGATTGGTGTCTCTGCTTCGCTTTCGCTAGCAGCAACTTTAGTTACTTGCGCTGCACTGAATGCAGGTGATTCGACTAGGCTAACTTCTTTTAAAGTTGCGCTAGTTACATATAAATAATCTTTTTTCTGTATAGACTTATTAACGTCTACACCAACTGACAAACCATCGATTAACTGCTCACCTGCAAGGATTAAAGCATCTTGGCCTTGCATCGATGCGCTAATCTTAAATGATGCGTAGATTCCGTCTTCTGTTTGATTAAACTTTTGCATTCTGCCGATAGGCCGCTCTGCGCTGTGCTGCATAAGCATCTTAACCTTGCCTGGATCACCGATCTCGATTGAGCCTTTAGCAAAAACCACTTTACCTACAGAAGTATTGCCTACCTCTTCAAATGGCACGATCTTGCCAGCAATTACTCTGCGCTCTGTATCCGCAGCTTCTACCTGGCTACTGAATGTAAGTATCATCGTCTTGTTCTCTTCCGTTAGGTGTTAGGTTTTCCATTTCTTTTGCATCATCTATATCAATTAAACCTAGATTTAGCATTTTCTCTAATGCTTCTAAACGCTTCATTGTGTCAGCACGTAAGAATGATTCTTCAATAGCAAATTTAACTACGTGGCCACGTGGGGTTATATCATCCATAGATAGTCGATCTTCGATGGCACAGATAAATGGTTGAAGTGAGTATGCAACAAATTCTTTACGGCCATCAATAATGTTCTGGTAAGTCATTGAGTTATTCATATCTGCAGAGATGTAATAAGCTGGTACGTTCATAGCTCTAGCAATTTGAGTTGCCAAGTATTGTTGCGCTTCGTTATACATCATATCTTTAGGAGAGAATCCTGTGGTTTCGTAAGATAAAGTAGATGTTAAATATGCTGTTGATCTATTTAGTCGGCTCTGCTTCCATTGTGCTAATAATCCTGATACTTGCTGCTCTGGTAAATCTGCGCCAGTGTTTTTAATGTAACCACTTGGCATCGGGGTCTGTGCAGATACGGCTGCAGCCTTTTCAATATCTAATGCGCTTTGTATTGTGCGTGATGCAGTTTGCAATACACCTTGTGTTAATCCTTGGAATGTAACTAGTGATCCAATACCAGACATAGGTGCATCAACGCCATCAACATAATAAGCGCTAACTTCTGTGCCAAATTTATTTGTAGTAAATGTAACTCGGTTATTAGCAATCCACTCAAATCGTGATGGTCTTAAATCGTCTGCATATAATTCTGTAACACGCCAATATGCAACACCATAAAACAACAAACTATCGACAGTCCAGGATAAAGTGACGGATCGTGGTTGTCGATAGTCTGGTTGATCGAGCCAAAGAGGGTTCCCCAACTCCTCACCATTAGACTTCTTGTAAAGTTTTAATGGCAGATATGAAACTACACCAGCAATAAGATTTCTGCAACGGCTGACAGCTGGTACTTGCATTGCATAATTGCGATCTAATCCACCAGGGAAATTACCGACACCAGTTGTAAATGAACCATAGCCATAAGCTGTGTCCATAATGGCAGGGGCGTATTGCGCTTGGACAGAATCCGTTTTTTTATTTATACCCAAAGCAGACAATAAACCCATATAGGTATTTTATACCATAAGTCGGACATTTAGTGCAAGTTAGACAAAGATTTGCGCAGTTTGTTGTGGTTTGGTTAATTGACTTACA